TTTGGATAAATTTTCCACTTTATCCAAAATAGGCTTATTACTTATCGCCCTGAATTTAGATCCGTCATTGTAAGTCAAACTATTATTCACAATGCACTCGTAGTAGTACTTTAAAGCTTTATCATAGTAAAATTTCCCTGTTGTCTTTGTTCCTGTATCTTGTATATTTCCTCCAAATTCCAGCCCCATGATTTTCGCCAATGCCTGTATTTCCAAATATCTTCTATCTGCTGATTCTCTTGTTAAATAAGTCATAGAACTGTCTATTGTTACATTTAAAGTAGCAGCCTGATCAATTATAATAATGCACTTTTCTACAATATCAATAGCATTTTTCCCATTGTAAACTGGAATATAGTCGCCATCTGTTCCTTTATTGTATGCATACAATATTTCAGTTCCTGAATCGTCCTGAGCATATATTCCCATCTCAGAGATTTTAAATGAGTTTCTTATAGTGCTTTCTCCAGTTCCTGTCTTATTTGACACTATAAAAGTAAATTCCACTATTCCATTTTCTTTTCTTTCATAACTGTTTACCGGAAATTCATTTCTTTTATCCAATAAATCTGTTAACTCCCTATCATTTCCTGTGTTGTATCCTGCTCCAATCTTAAACTTTGTCACATTTATTTTTGTCTCGTTGTTTATTGCCTTTGCAAGAAGTTCCCTTCCTTTGTTAGTCAATATCCAACCTATGTAATTAGCCATTTTTACCTCCTTCTTTTTTATCTAATTCCTATTGTATTTTCTTTTACTATCACATTTATTATTCCTTCACTTAAATTCTGCTCCATCCAAGGAAGTTCAAAGTTTCTTTCATTCAGAATATTAATTATCTGCTTTTCAGAAAATATTCCTATATATTTTCCAAACTCTGCAGTCCTGTCAAATGTTAAAGCTTCAAGCCAGCTACGCTCATTCTTATATTCATTTACTACATCCAGTACTTTCAAATAATCTTTTTCATCTTTCAGTTCTCCCAACGTAGATATTTTAAAGTAGCCCGGTCGTCCTCCGTATTCAAACCATTCTTTTATTTCTGCATTTCCAAAGAGTATTTTACAGATAGCCTTAACACTTCCAAGTGTGCCTTTGTTAAAATGTGCAATTACAGCTATTTTTACAAGTTCCCTTTTATTTTCAAGACTGGAGTTTTCTCCTACATAGTCAACATGATATTCCCATAATAGGTAATCAATCTCAGTTTCTGTAAGTTTGTCAATGTTCAGAAAAAACTTATCCATAATCCTTTTCTTCTGATTTGATATTGCGTAGTCTATAGATTCATAAATCCATCTTGTCCGTTCATCAGTCAGAGTTGAGCTTGCAGCTATATAAGTTAATTTCAAATCCTGTACAGTTATCATAGCTCCTCAACTCCCTGATAGTTACTTGTTATACCGTTATTTATTCCAATCTGATTAAAATTTAATTTTTGGAATGCAGGGCTTCTTAGTACCACTCTTTTTACTCCAGCAATTTTTAATCTTTTAATCAGTTCATCCGGATTAATATCTTTACCTATTTTTTCTTTCTGCCAGTTAATAAATTCCTGAATGGTTTTATCAACATTAGATTTTATTATATTTACAAGTGTTTCATTATCCTTATCAATATAATAATCAAAATCTATACTATAACTGATTTTATTTGGCTCTTTGATATTTACATTGTCAGTCAGAGGACGCACATTTTCGTCATTTAGTACTGCTTTTACTTTTTCCTTAAGCTCCTGACTTACTGAGCCTGTGTCAGTCCAAATATAGACATCTACATTAGTAGCACTTGGCGAATGGACTTTGACATCAATAATATTTGTACTTGCTGTTTTAGTCCAGAATGCATAAGCTCCAGAACTGCCTGCTGTTGTGAAAGATTCAGGAATTTCCCTTATTCTTTCCCTGTAGCTTTCATCCGCTTCTTCATTTGTTCCAGAATTAGTTTCAGTTATGTTCTCTACCTTTTCATAGTTCGGAAATATATCCACCATGTCTTTTATCTGTCCGACTGGTATTCCATTTCCAACTGTTCCCGCTTTATTACATGTAGCTTTTCCATCAACAAATAAATTACCTTTTAATATCTTGTATTCCTCATTTGTTTCAAAATAAAGTTCATTGTAACGTATTCTTGAGCCCTTAGGAATAACTATGTCAATTGCCTGTATCGAAGATATATAAAATCTAAAAGTCGCTATTGCCGGTTGTTCTACCAGCCTTTTACCTCTGTTCCCATATATTTCTCCTTTCAGGTCAAGTCTTTCATTTCTGGCATATCTCAGATAGTTCTGCTTAATGTCATCATTATATTTCTCTTCAAGCAAAGCTAACTGATAAGCAACTGTACTGAAAATTAATGTCTCAGGACTTGCTTCAGTCAAAGTTCTTCCGCTCAGTTCCTGAAACTTGTCTATCATATCTCTTTTTATTTCCCATGCATCCGAATCAATTACTTCATAATCTTCAAAATCACTCAATCTCTATCACCTCAATTCCCAATGTAATTTCAAATTCATTCCTATACTTGTCTTTCATTGTTATCTGTGTAGTTTTTAATATTGCCCGTGGCTCATACTTTCTGAATGTTTCGAGCAGTCGAGACATCATTTTGTTTTCTACAACAGTAATATTTTTATCTATTAAATCTGAGTCAAAGCTGAAATCTCGGTTGAGTGGCTGTTCTTCCTTGTACACTCTTAAGAGCATTCCAACGTTTGTGACTACTTCCTCTATAGTATTTTTAGGGGCATAATTAATTTCCTGATCCGACGTCACGTATATCATCTTAAATACCTCCTAAATAATTTCTGATTACATTCATAAGTATTTGTCTATCCGTTTCAGATTTCATAGTCTTACTGTACTCAGTCATTTCTTTAATTTTATCTGCAGTAATTAATCCTGCTCTTAATAAATTCATAAACTCATGAACCTTATAATCTTTTTTAATCTGTTCAAGTTTATCTAATATTTCATTTTTCTTATTTTCTATTTTTTCTAATGTTTTATTTATCTTCTCAGTTGCTTTATTTATATTATTTTTCAGCTGGTCTAATTTTGTTTTCTGCTCTTCCTGAACATTTTCAACTTCCGCTTCTGCCAGTTTTTCCTGTTCTTTTTTTTGAGCTTTTAGCTGTTCTATTATCTGATTATACAGTTTTGGGTTATCTATATATTCCTTTAATGTCAATTCCAGATTTATGACATCAAAGCTAGATGTCTTTTTATTAAAATATGAATTTTTTTCGTTCATATCTACTATTAAAAAAGGGAAAGCTCCAAAGGTCTGCCCTCCGAATGTTAAATAACCATATTCTCCAAATTCCCACATAGTTTTTATTTTATCCAGCTCTTCTGCCGGTGATGAATCAGGTAATAATGAAGAAACTAAAGAAATTCCAAAACTTATTTCTATCAGTTCTCTTCCCTGATGTCTTACCATACCAGGACCGTATATTGCATTATGCTCAGATATTTTACTTTTATATGTCCGTGAAAGTTCATTGTTAATTGAAGATACTTTTTTATCAGATACTTCAAATATTACATCTCCAAGACTTCCTATCATTATTGAGGCCCTCCTGTCTTATCTCCACCAACTGTAACTCCACTATGAGTGTGAGTATTAAGGTTAATGCTTCCACCCGTAATAGTTGTTCCTGATACCGTCAAGTTTCCATTTATTTCTGCATCTGCATTAATAACAATTTTTGAAACTGGATTCAACGTCAGCACTCCATTGTCATAGCTGTAAAATCCACCATCAGAAAAAGTTCTCTTTACCTCACTTGCACTTGCAGAACTGTTCCGCATAGGACAACCAAGCACTACTCCCTGCTCCATCATTTCCGGAAAAAATAAGCAGTAGACTGTTTGACCAACCGAAAGCATATAATTGTCAGAATGACTTTCAGAAAAAGGAACTAAAATGTTAAGCCAGTCACTTGTTTTATTGTCACCAGCAGAAAATAAAACTCTTACTTTTCCTGTCTTATAATCTATTGCACTTACTTCTCCTGCTTTTAATATTTCTAACATTTTAACTCCTTTCTATCTGCTCATTTTTCTATTAGTTGTATTATTTTTACTGTTCTTATTACTGTTACTTTTCTTATTCTTTTTACTAGATTTTTTAGAAACTTTTTTTCTTTCTTTTTCTGCTTCTTTTTTCTTTTGTTCTTCTTTAGTCTGAGCTTTTGCATTTTGTTCTGCTTGTTCCCTAGCTCCGACTTTCATGCACTCAAGCTCACACGAATAGTCTCCTGTAATGTCATGTTTAACTTTATCAATTACGTATTTCCCCTCAAATTTACCCCAGCTTTCATCTAACTCTATTGTCATTCCAGCCATGTATTTAGTGCTTCCATCAACTGTTAAAGTTACTTGATATTCCTGTTTTAAATTTTCCTTTAAAGTCTTTTTTGCAACTTTCTTCGGTTCCGACTTACCTTTAGTTTTTATTTTTTGTACCTTTTCTTTTTTACTTCTTTTTTCTTTTTTATCCGCTTTTTCTTTGAGTTTTGCTTTAGCTTTTTTGTAAGTAATATCAGGCATCCGTTTTCACCTCGTTCCGTTTTTCGAGTTCTTCTTTAGTCATTACTTCCCTGATTAATTTCTTTTTATCAGGATCGTAATATGAAACTTCCACTTTGTCGTATATTCCCTTATTTTTTTTCTTCAAACTAAAACTACGGATTCTACTATCTCTAATATTAAATTTTTCAATTGCTTCACTGTCCTTTATTGCATCATCATCAAATATTATTATTGTATCATCAGATATTTTCATACTTAGTCCAGTTTCTTTAATGACTCTATCTATAAAAGCTAAATCAGTTTCATTCTCCTGATCAAGTCTTTTATAGTATTCGTTATCTGCATGAATTTCTACATTCATTTGATGTAGTACTGCTATCTGATTAACAAGCTCTTTTAAAGTTATTTTTTCCCAAGCTTTAGTATTTTTCTGATCACGTATATTTCCATCCAAAGGAATAGCTATGCACTTAAGGTTAAGTCTGTCATTGTCAAAAGTCGGTTCATCAATATAAAACGTCCCTATGTCCAGAAAGCTTCCGTCTTTTCCATTATCCTCATATATTCCAACAATTAATTGAGCATTTTCATCAGGATACCATTCTTTAAGCCAACGATAATCCATATTTTCTAGTTCCAACTCAAGGTCATCTATGGCATTTTTAGAGTTGTCAGTATAATTCAGGGAAGAAATGGAATGAGCTATATCCTCAGATATATCCACCCCGTTAAATATCACTATTACCTTTATTCCTCTTGCTAATGGCATTATTTACCTCTTTTCCAAGGTGGCAGTTTGCTTTCATGAATTTCCTGTTCCAGTTCTTCGATAAAATCAGGGATAATGACAGGAATATCAGCTGGAAATATTGATATATCTATCAAATTAAGATTATTTCTTATTAATCTATGAAAGTATTTTTCATTTCCATAAATTTTATAAGCTATCAGATCCCACGTATCTCCACTGACAGTTCTATAAACTCTTGTCTTCATTTTATCCAAACGCCACCCTTTCCTTTTTATTTTTCATTTCTGCCAGAACTCTCTTAACTTCCCTTGCTATATCATTTGCGTTAGAATTACTTCCAGCATTAATTGTGATATTTATAGTATCTCCACCTACAACAGTTGAGCCACTACTTCCCAAACTAGAAGCTCTTTCTTTTATTCTGTTTACTCTGTCCCTTAAAGTATTTCTTGTCCGTGAAGCATTGAGTATTTCAGTCCCCTTTGGTAAGTTCATCAACATTTCACTTTGTGCAATAAATGGAGACTGTCCTGGAATTCTAATCATTTCAGGCCCTCGCTCGGCAACAGTAGTAAGCCCACCAGACCAGTAGTTTGTTCCTGTATAGTTTTTTCCAAACATTCCACCAATTAAAGGTAAATTTTGTGCTTTACTTTTAATTTCATTAAACTTGTCACTGAAGTATTTAACTACTCCATTTAAAATACTTTTCACACCTTCAATCATTCCTGAAAAACCACTTTTAATACTATTCCAAACTCCTAAAGCAACACTTTTAATTGTGTTCCAGTCTCCCGTAAATACCGCCTTAACAAGTCGGATTCCTGTTTTAATATTGTTCCATGTCGCAACTGCCGAAGCTTTTATTCCGTTCCATACCATTTTAGCCACAATCAATATTCCTTTAAAAACTGCCTTCCACACGTTTATGCAAAATTTAATATACGCTGTTATCCCATTAAAAATAGATTTCCATATTCCTGATGCCCATTTTAAGTAAGCAACTATTCCTTTCCATGTTGCTATTGCTACTCCTTTTATCCAATTCCACGCAGATATTGCTCCTTTTGCTATAACTTTCCACATAGCATTTACAAAATTTCTAAACCCAGCACATTTTTTATATAACACTACTAATATTGCAATGACAGCGGCTATTGCAACTATTATGAACACAACAGGATTTGCTAAAAATGCAGCTTTCATAGCTAGCCCTATAAATTTAATAGCTTTTACAATTCCCATTAATGATTTTATTGCAACACTTCCAATTTTTCCAAAAGTACCTATTGCTTTTAATTTATCAAATATCATTATTCCGTTAGATATTACACCAAACAATGGATTGAATATTTTAGTAACAGCTCCAATCCCTAATGATAGCAATCCAATAATACCTATTATTTTTAAAATACTTTGAGTAAGTTGTGGATTCTTTTTAATCCAATCCGCAATACTTTTTATAGCAGGTCTCAGCTGAGTAGCAATTTTAATTAAGCTTGGTGCCAATGCATTCCCCAAATCTACCCCTACATTAACTGCTGTATTTTTTAAAGTATCTAAATGACTTTTTAAAGTCTTTACTCTTTCAACATATTCTTTATCTACACTTCCAGCGGTTTTAGACTTATCATGTACATTTTTTAAAGATTTTTCTACTTCATCAATATGTTTTGCTAATTCGGATGCAGACTGAATACTCTCCGTACCAAATAAATCTTTTAATGTTGCAGCTTGAACATCCTTAGGCAAAGTTTTTATCTTTTGAAATACTTTCAATATAGTACCTTCTCCATCTATTTGCATATCTTTTGCCACTTGTTTAGCACTAAGTCCTAATTTCTCAAAAGCCGCTTTTTGTCTTTTTGTGGCACTTTCTCCCGCAACTAATCCAAGTGAAATATTTTTTAATCCTGTAGCTGCAACTTCTGCTGGAACTCCAACAGCAACAAGATTCGCTCCTAACGCTGCTACACCTTCTTTTGAAACTCCAGCCATTCCTCCTAATCCAGCTACTTTACTTGAAATATCTACAACCTCTGGAGCAGTCACGGCAACTGTATTTGCCAAATAGTTAATTACATCAGCGTATTCCATTACTCCTTTTTGATCTAAGCCTAACTGAGCTCTAGTTTTTGCTAAAAAATTACCTGCAGCTTCAGTATTCATGTCAAATGCTACTTTAATTTTAGCTGCATCTTTTGTATATTGTGCTAATTCATTAGTATTTATTCCTGCTTGTGCTCCCGCTCCTGCTATTTGAAATAATTCAGTTTGTGATACTGGATTGCTTTCACTAAAATTTCTCATAGCCTGATAAAATCCAGCTTCCATTTCTTTAGAACTAAATTCCGCAACTTTCTTCAAGTCTGCTTGTGCTTCTTCTAAGTCTATTGCCATTTTTACAGGAACAGCTAACGAAGCAGTCATTCCAGCTCCAACATTAAAAGCTTTATCTCCAAAGTTTTTTACTTTTCCCCAGCTATCCATTCTTTGCTTATGTCGATTATCAGCTTCTTTTAGTTTCTGTTGTTTTTCCAATTCTTTTGATACTTTTGATAAATTTTCTTTATATTGTTTTAAACTATTACCTTCAGCATCTATTGCACTTCTTGCAGCTTCAAAGAGATGTTTTTGCCTTTCTTTTTGTTTATTCAAATTATTTACTATTTTTTCTTGTTCTTTGATTTTTTCAGCAAGTTGGGTATTGCTTCTTCCTGTTTTTTCATAAGCTTCTTTTAACTCCCTAAGTTTTCTACTTGCTTGTAAAAATTCTTTACTAACATTAACATATGCACTTTTCAAGTGTTCCACTTTTTCAACGCTTTTTTGTGCCTTGTCCAGTTCTTTCATTTGTTTTTCAAGATTTTTAGCATTCGAAGACATAGTTTTCATAGCATTTCCAACATTAGCTAATCCAGATAATGCACTCGTAGCAACAGCTGACATGACAATATTTAATTCCATATTTTTAGCCACAGAAACTCCTCCTTTCAAATATATTTAAAGTTTTTTAAAGAGGAAATTTGAAATAAACAGTGTTAAAACGTGACTGAAATGTCACGTTTTTTAATGCTCATTATTTTCTCTTATTCCCTACTATTTTCATACCGTATTTCAGCTTCCTGAACTAATTCCTCTGCCCTAATACTCCAGTAACCAGTCAGTTCATATAAGCTACAAGACATTAATGTTTCATAGCTTATATTCAGACTGGTTTTAAAATCATTTTTCATATTCAAAACTTCTAGTAAATCAGTCACTATATCCTGTAACTGTATATTTTGACTTACTCTGTTTCCAAAATCTCTTCCTGATTCATTTCTTCCTCGTTCCCTGTATCTGCAGTAGTCTCTTCGGAATCCGAGACTACTATAAAATTTCTTGCTGCATTTATTACTTTTATATAATCTTTTCCTTTTAGCTCAAGCAGACTTCCATATTTTATTCCACTTGCCTTTTCAGCTACTGTAAGCAACCATCCGTCTTCAAGTTCTTTTACAGTGGCTCCTTTATTCCTCTTTTTAAATTCACTTTCCGCTATTAGCAATTTTTTCCCTGTCAAGCTTTCAAAATCCAATTCAATTTCTGTATATTTTTTCCCATCAAGAGTATATTCCTGATTTAATTTAACTATTTCTGCCATTTTTTACCTCCTAAAACATTCCTAAATATCTTCTTAACTGATTATTATTTTCGCCATTTATTTCAGCAATATTATTTAATACATCTATATGTATTATCTTTTTGCCTTTAAATGTTAATTTATAGTATGTACAAGCTATATCAATACTTGTTTCAATTTTTGCTCCAGGTTTGGCTTTTAAACCATCTATAGTTTTAACCATTCCTTTAAATGTTGCATCAAAATCTCCAAGTCCTACTCCATGAGTAACTTTATCCATATACTGATAAGCTCCCTTTAACTCGAACATCATAGGTTGCATATTATTAAGTCCTATCATTGTGTCATCAACTGAATCCATTTTTATTTTTGCTTCAAGTTTTTTGTAATGCCCCATTAACGGAACTTCCAATTCGGCACTTAATCCCAGTTGTTCAGTAGTAACTGTTGCATAATCTATTTTCGGAAGCTCCACTTCTGAAATCCCGGCTAAACTATTAGTTCCATTAATATACAGCAAAGCATTTATAAGCCCATTTGGTATTTTTGTCTGACTCATACTCCTATCCTCCTATTCCTTTTAATTTCTCAGCAAATTCTGTTAATGCATCCACATCATACTTTTTCTTAAATGTCATTGATTTTAATCCTGGAATTATTCCTAACTTTATTATCCAAGTTATATCTCCGTTTATTATATTAATAACATCATTGTCTGAAACTGATAGTTCAGCACTTGCAGATAATAAGTTTTCAGTAGACACTAATGAATTAAGTCTAATATTCATTGCTTTTGTGACAGTTTCTGCCAATTTCAATGAAAATTTCTTATCCACCTTGTCAAAATAACTTATTACAAGCTCATTACCAATATATTTGAACAGTCTTCTTGAGTAAGAAAACTTGTCCTTTGGATCAGTTGCTAACGGATTTTTAGCTGTTTCAGTTCCCCAGTTTCTCCAACCTTTGAAACTAATAGCCGTTATCACTCCATTTTTATTCAGGAAGTTAGCCTGTGTTTCCCTATCCAGTATTATTTCTTCAAAATTTCCTTGAGAATTTTTATATAATAATGAATCCATCTTATACTTATAATTCGATGGAGACTGTGAAGGTATTCCATCATTTTCGTTGTCAACAGACATTGATAACGCAGCATAATGCAATGACTGGTAATATCTTTTTTCTGACAGTCCTATCATTCCGTATAAAATTAGCTGATCCTTATCCAATATATTTTTACTGTCCTTCCATTCAGGAATTTCATCGTATCTTTTTCCAATCGGTGCATTTATTAATGCCATAGATTCGAACATTCCACCGTTAATATTAGTTGCCTTTGTAGCCATTACAGCTGCAACATCTGATTCATGAGAAAAATCAGGAACATCTATGAATGCGGGAAGTTCTGAAAATTTCAGGAATATATCATTAATCAGTTCAAGTCCTGTCCTTTTCATTGTATTAGTGTGGTATCCACCTATTGCCTCTGCTTTAGTAACAGCTGACAAATCTGCTTCTTCATACTCAATATCTATTTTTGTTCCAGTAGAAGGTTTAGCATATATTTCAAGTCCTTCTTCCGTCCAAATAGTCAAGGCATCAGCTATAGGCTGTGATGTAGCATTGTCTTTAACCACAAGAGTATCAGTCATTATCTTGTGATTTTTAACTAATACTTTTCCGCCTTTCACTTCCAGTCCCTGCTCAGTTTTCTTAGATGTTTTATGCTTTGCTGGATCAAATATATTTACAACATACAAAGGACCTACGGCATATAATTCAAAAAATACTTTTATTGCCTGAGAAATACTAAAATCTAAGTCATAAGTATCTCCGAAATATTCAATAGCTTCTCTGTAGTTTGCTAATCTCACAAGTTCATTTATTTTTCTTTTATCTTTCTT